CAACATCATCCAGCTGATTGCGACCGAGGTGCAGACCCTGCAGACGGCCGGCCAGCCGGCGCAGGAAGACCAGGTGCATATGCGCTACGTCTCGTTGTTGCACGCAGCCCAGCAAGCGGCGCGGCGCAACGCGATGACCCAGGCGGACGCGGCGGCCGACAAGATCAATGACCTGTTCATTGCCGGCGGTTTCTACGAAGCGTTGGGCGAATTCCTGCAGGATTTACCACTGTTTCCCTACGCCGTGCTCAAGGGCCCGGTGGTTCGCATGGTGCCCAAGCTCTCCTGGATCAACGGCCAGCCGAGCTTACAGAACAAGCCGACGATGTTCTGGGAGCGAACCAATCCGTTCGACATTTACTGGTCGCCGGGCGCGTCCAATCTGGCGGATGCGGCGATCATCGAGCGCAAGCGCTACACCAGGGCCGATCTGAACGATCTCCTGGGCGTGCCCGGCTACGACGAGGCCGCGGTGCGCGGCGCCCTGGAGGATTACAAGTTTGGCCTGCGCGAGTGGCTGGACGCGCCCGATCCCGAACAAGCCATCAACGAGGGCCGCGAGGATCCGTCGCTCAACCGGTCTCAGTACATCGAGGGCATCGAGTTCCACGGCAACGTTCAAGGCGAGACGCTGCTGCAGCAAGGGGTGAACCCGAAGCTGATTCCGGACCTCGACCGCGAATACATGATCCAGAGCTGGGTCGTGGGCCGTCACACGCTCAAGACCATGATCAACCCCAGCCCGCGTAAGCGGCATCCGTATTTTCTGACATCGTTCGAGAAGGTTCCCGGCACCGTCGCGGGTCACGCGCTGCCGGACATCCTGGAGGACACCCAGGAAGTCGCCAACGCCGCCTACCGGGCGCTGGTGAACAACCTTTCGATCAGCTCCGGCCCGCAGGTGGTTATCAACGACGAGATGATCTCGCCGACCGAGAGCGGCGATGAATTATATCCATGGAAAAGATGGCATGTACAGGGCGATCCACTAGGAAATCAACGAGAGCCCGTCTCGTTTTTTCAGCCGCAGTCGAACGCACAGGAATTACTCCTGGTTATTAACTCTATGAACACGATGGCCGACGAGCAGTCGGCGATACCGAGATACCTGACGGGTGAATCTCTCTCCGGCGGCGCCGGGCGCACTGCATCAGGTCTATCGATGCTGATGAACAACGCGTCCAAGGTGTTGCAGACGGTCGCGGCAAACGTCGACGGCAACGTATTGAAGCCTGCGCTGGAGGGAGTCTACGAGACGATCATGCTGACCGATCAGACCGGCATGCTCACCGGCGAGGAGCAGATCCGGGTGCTCGGGTCCACCGTCGCGGTACAACGCGAGACCGAACGCCAGAAGCAGCTACAATTCCTGCAGATCACCGCCAACCCGATCGACGCCCCGATCATTGGCGAGATTGGCCGCGCCCGCGTGCTGCGCGCGATCGCCAAGGATCTCGGCCTGCCAGACGACGTGGTGCCCGACGACCAGACCCTGCAGGCGCAGCTCGACGCTCAAAAACGCATGCAGGCCGCCGGTCAGGCGCTGCAGGCGCACGCGCAGGGCCAGGGGATCGCAGTACCTGGCCAGCCGGGTCAGCAGGGCGAGCCGCCGGGCCAGGCCAAGCCGGGGCAGCCGACCCCGGGGACGCCGGGTGCGCCGGGCCTGGCCAACCAGGCGCAGGGCAATCAGGCACGCCAAGCGTCGCCGGCACGGCTTTCCGACTATGCGCCGGCAGTGAACGCGTTTTCTCAGGGCACAGGAGTTCCCCATGGCTGACCAGAGGCAGACCTATTCGAAGCAGGACAACAAGGGCGAGACGATGAGCTCCGGCTCCTCGATGAAAGCCTCGGGCGGCGGTTCGAGCGGCGAGAATTCGGGACCTACCGGGTCAAGCCGGAGCTACCCCAAGGGCAAGACGGTGCGCTCGACCGATTGGAACCCGGAGAAGAAGCCGGCATCGACCTACGGCATCTGCGGAGTGTGACATGGCGATCACGCCAATGCCCACCGGCGTGGGCGGGATGCTGTTCGGTGGCGGTGGCGGCGCTGGTAGCGCCGCACCGGTGCAGGTCGGCGGCGGCAAGAACGCTCAGGCGCAGAACCTGGGCTCGCCGCACTCGGGCTTGAAATCCACCGTCACCAAGGGCGATCCGCTGTCGCGCTCGATGGGCCAGTACGGCAAGGGCCACTCGTTCACGGCGGGTGCTTCGCCCTTGAAACAGATCCGCGGCGGCCTCGGGCAGATGCGACGCATCCGCGGTGGCCTGGGCCCAGGCAAGATGGGCGAGGCGGGTCCGTCCAACCAGGACTACTCGATGAAGAACGCCGACACGGAGTGAGTGCGTCATGAGCGTGAATATTGGTTCCGAAGCGGTGAACGCGATCCAGGAGCTGCGCGGCAACGCGCACTTCGAGCGGCTGGTCGCCGCGCTGGGCGTGTTCGCGCAGACGCGGATGCTGGCGGCGATGGAGACCGATCCCACCATGCGCACCGACGCGACCGCTCATGCGCGCGGCATGTACCATCTGTGGCAGGCGCTGCACTCGGCGCATGCCGGGCTGCATATGAGCCAGGTCAAGCCGCCGCCGCTGGCCAAGAACGCCAGGACGGCGGCGGGGAACGTCTATGCCGAGTGATAACCTGCAATACGCGCCGCACATTCCCGATGCGGTCAGACGTGCCTCGGCGCGGGCCGACGAGCTGGCGCGCGAGGCGGGCGTGGCGAACATGCCCACGCTTGCGCCGGCCCCCGGCGCGTCCGATGACGGCAGCGGGACAGCGAGCGATGGTAATACGACTGTCGTAAATGAACAGCAGCCGCCGGTACAGTCCCAGTTCGAGCTGGCGCCGCCGTCGGAGCAGGAGCCGCCGGCACCCCCGACAGTGGACTGGGAGCAGCGCTACAACACGCTGCAGGGCAAGTACAACTCCGAGATGCCGGAGCTGCGCGGCCAGGTGCGCAGCCTGCAGGAAATGCTCGCCAACATGCAGCAGCCGCGCACGCGCGAGCAGACGTTCGAAGCACAGCCGCAACCACGTCCGCAGGTGCCGCCGACGCGCGAAATCCCCTCGGAGGATGTCGAGGCTTACGGGCAGGACCTGATCAACGGCGTGCAGCGCTGGGCCGAGGCACGGCTCGCACCGACGATACAGGAGTTCGAGCGTCGGCTGCTGTCCGTCGAGGGCGGCAACCAGCAGCTCGCGAATTACACCGCGCAAAAGAGTGTCGACGCGGCGCTCTCGCGCGCGGTGCCGGATTGGGAGGTGATCAACCACGATCCCAACTTCATCCTGTGGCTGGACCAGGTCGATATGTTCAGCGGTCAGAAGCGCAAGCAGATGATCGAGCAAGCCTACGGTGCGGGCGACGCGGCTCGCACCATCGCGTTCTTCCGTGCGTACAAGAACGAGCAGACCGCGGTGAGCCCGACGCCAGGGACACAGCAGTTCCAGACAGATTCTTCTTCTGCGGAACGGCTGCCCCTCGCCGATCTGGCAGTGCCTGGACGAGGCCGATCGGTTTCGTCACCGGCGCCCGGCGCTCCTGAGCGACGCATCTGGACGGCGGCCGACATCAACACGTTCTACCGGCAGAAGCAGCGAGGTCAGTGGCTCGGACGCGAGGCAGAAGCCGCGCGGATCGAACAGGACATCGTCAACGCTCCGGCCGAAGGACGTTTCCGTCAGTCACAGTCATGATCTCATGCGTGAAAGGAGCGGCCTCTCATGGCCATTACCATTGCAACTACCCCATGGGCAGGGGCAAATCAGACGCCTGCTTACCATGGTACGTTCATCCCCGAAATTTGGTCCGGTAAGCTAATAGAAAAGTTCTATTCAGCTACCGTTCTGAGTGCTATCGCGAACACCGACTACGAGGGAGAGATCAAGAACCAGGGCGACGTGGTGCACATCCGCACCAAGCCGACCATCACAATCCGCGACTACCAGGTCAACCAGGACCTGCTGATCGAGCGGCCGTCGTCCAACATCGTCGACTTCACCATCGACAAGGCGAAGTACTTCAACGAGGCGCTGGACGACATCATGGAAGTCCAGGCCGACATCAACCTGTTGTCGCTCTGGTCCGATGACGCCAGCGAACAAATGAAAATCGTGATCGACACCGACGTGCTGACCACGATCGATGCCGGCATCGTCACGGCCAACAAGGGCGCGACGGCCGGGCGCATCTCGCAGAACATCAACCTCGGTGCGAGCGGTGCGCCGATCGCGCTGACACCGTTGAACGCGCTCGACTCGATCGTTGACTTGGGCACCGTCCTGGACGAGCAGAACATCCCCGAAACCGGCCGCTGGCTGGTGATTCCGCCGTGGATCGCCGCGCTGATCAAGAAGTCGGATCTGCGCAACGCGTCGATCTCGGGCGATGGGGTTTCTCTCGTGCGTAACGGGCGCCTGGGCATGATCGATCGGTTCACGCTCTATTCGAGCAATCTGCTGCCGACCGCGGCCGAAGGGGCGGCGACCGCGTTCCGCGTGTTCGCCGGCCATCCGCACGGGCTCACCTTTGCCAGCCAGATCACCAAGCTGGAACAGATGCGCTCCGAGCGGTCGTTCAGCACGCTGCTGCGCGGGCTGCAGGTGTATTCCTCCAAGGTGTTGGACGGCATCGCGATCACTGAGCTCTACGCCGTGCGAGGGTAATACGACTGTCGTAAAAGCTTCTGTCCTGCGGTCGTCGCAAGACGCGCCGCAGGCCAGTCAGCTAAGGGGGAGTGAACAATGGCTAGGAAACCGCCGCCGTTCGAGGGTTCGCCCAAGGACATCGCGCAGGACAAGAAGGGCGCCAAGAAGCTTGGCGTCGGGCTGCGCGCTTACGAGCGCACAACCCGCGACAAGGCCGAGGATAAGGCCGGCCAGAAGCGCATGTTCGGGAGGAAGTGATGGCAAAACCACCCCCCTTCGCAGCGAAGGGTTCGAAAGCGCCAAGCAAGGGCAGGGGTATCCCGCCGCCGGCACGCCAGCCACCGCCACCGCCATCTCCGCTGCCGTCAGCAGGAATGGGCAGCGCGCCAGGCGCGCCCAGCGCCTCTGGGATGGGAGGCACGCCGCCAGTGTCGCCGATGGGCTTCGCCCGTGGCGGCAAGGTGAAGGGGAAAAAGCGTGGCAAGTAAGCCCAAGCCCCGGCGCCGGGGATATGCGTCGGGCGGGTTGCTCGGTGATATCTCGGTGGGCAGCGGTGACGAGCCGCAGCGGCTCAGTTCGAACAGTCTGGGCAATAGTATCCTGGGCGGGGCGAAGATGGCTTCAAGCGCGTACGGGGCTTACAAGCAGGCCAAGTACTACGACGCGCTGTCCGACAAGCTGAAAGCGCCCACTCAGGACGACCCAATAAATTCTGCGCGCGGTGGCAAGATCGCCCGGGTAGCCGGTAAACCCATCGGTAAGGACGACGGCCTGATCCCCGCCCAAAAGGGCGAGTACGTGGTGCGCAAGAGTGCCGTGAAGAAGCTCGGCACCGGCGTGCTGAACACGATCAACAAGGGCCGGCTGCCGAAAGCGGGCACGAGGCGCTGATGGCCCGCACCTTCGGCATCATGATCGGCGAGGCGCGCACGATCCTGCAGGACAAGCTGCCCACCTCGGGCAGCGCGCTGCGATATTCCGATGCCGAGATGTTCGAAGCGATCAACGCCATGCTGGCCGACGTGCGCACCAAACGACCGGACCTGTTCCTGCCGCTCGGATTACGTTTACCGCTGGCTTACTACGACGCGGCGACCGATATGAACACGGCGTTCCCGCTGGACGTCAGCTGCTACAACGCGTTCGTGTACTATCTCGTGGGTCGTGCGGAGCTGCGCGAGGATACCTTCAGTGACGACGGGCGCGCGGTCGCACTCATGAACAAAGCGGTCTCCCAATTACTCACTCTAGCGAGCTGACAATGTGCGCACTGCATCTCACTGACACGCCCGATCAGCTCGCCGCCGCTGGCGGCAGCAATCCTGGCTGGGCGGCGGGCTACGTGCCGCCGGCGGCTGAGTGGAACGACTGGTGGTCGCGCAAGTTGGACGCGAGCGATCCGGCAGTGAGCGGGGCGCCGTTCGTTTCGCTTGCTGGCGGGACGATGACGGGAGAGTTGCTCCTGCCAGCCGGCTTTCCTACCGACGCCGCACAGGCGGTGACCAAGGGCTACGTGGACAGCCTGACGTTTGCTTCCGGACCGTTCATGCCGATGACAGGCGGCACGTTCACCGGACCCATCACCTTGCCGGGCAACCCGGCAACGGCGCTGCAGGCGGCGCCCAAGCAATACGTGGATGCGGTCGGATCCACGGCGGGCAATGCGTTGACCGTGGCCAATGCGGCGGTGCGCCGCACGGGCGACACGATGACCGGTGTGCTCATCTTGGTCGGCGATCCGAGCACACCCTTGGGTGCGGCGACCAAGCAATACGCCGACAACAATTTTTTACATCTCACCGGCGGCACGATTACCGGATCGCTGGGAGTGAATGTCGATCTTTTTGCCAGCCGTGATCTCTACGTGAACAGCCGGTTGTTCGTGAACTCGTTCAACGGCAACGAGTGGTATTTTACGGTGGACGGGTCGGGCAATCACGTTCAAACCTACCGTGCCGGTTGGTACGATTACTGGGCATCGAGCGGCGGCTCGCGTGGTTGGGTAGGCAACAACACCACGCTGATGAGCCTCGATGGCGCGGGCAATCTGAACGTGAAAGCGCAAACCGCTGCCGGCTCGTTGTATTCGTACGGTGGTCTCAATGTCGTTGGCTCAGCGGGGATCAACGGCAACGCCAGCGTAGCCGGCACACAGTATGTCGGCGCGTTCGCGCTGGGGCCTTTTGCGATTTACAACAACGGCAATCAGATCCAGTCGCACACCACTGGTTGGTACGAGGAGTGGCGCACAGCCGACGGCAACCGGCTCTGGGTGAACGGGAATGTTGCGGCGATGCAGCTGGATCCCAGCGGCGCTCTTTGGGTAGCCAACTCGATAAGCGCTCAAGGTCAGATCTACTCGGCCAGCAATATAAACTGTGCCGGTTCGGCGGGTTGCCTGAACGGCGCCATGTGGTGGGGCGCCGGCGGTTCCGGACGCGTGTTCATGTTTGATAATGCCGCTAGCAACTACTTCGATCACAACCCAGGTAATGGCGATCTCTGGTGGAATGGTGGCGGCGGTCCGGGGTTCTGGTCCTGGCGTGTCAGCGACCGTCTCGCGTTCAACAATCGTGGACCGGTAGGCGGTGTCGGCGGGTATCAGAACATCTCCGACGAACGCACGAAGTCCGACATCCGGCCGCTGGAGTACGGGTTGCAAGACGTCCTCAAGCTCGATCCGATCGAGTTCACGCGTGTAGAATACGACAGTCGTAAAGAAGTCGGTTTCTCGGCACAGCAGGTACAACGGGTGATCCCCGAAGCCGTGCGCCCCATGGGCATCCTGCTGGCGGACGGCAGCGGCGGTATCGACACTGACGCACCGACGCTCGGCGTTGCGATCGATCCGATTGTGGCAGCACTGGTCAACGGCATGAAGGAGCTGGCAGCCGAACTCGCCGTTTTGAAAGCCGCCGCGCGATGACACCTGGCCGGCTCGCCCTGTCGCTCTACCGCGGCGATACCTATCGCTGGCGGTTCAGCCTGTGGCTGGACACGGCCCAGACGCAGCCGACCGACCTGACGGGTGCCACCGCGACTTCGCAGATCCGCGACATGCCCGGCGGCACGCTCATCGCGGCGATCGCGTGTGCGATCACCTTGCCCAATATCATCGATGCGGTGTTGTCGGCTGCCGACTGCGCGAAGCTTCCCGGCACGGGTGCCTGGGACCTCCAGATCACCTACGCCTCGGGCGACGTGGCGACGGTACTGGCCGGGCCGGTGAACACGGTCGCCGATGTATCCTCGGTAGGCGCGCCCCTGCGGGTGCGGGCGGTGTCCTGATGCCCGACGGGATCATCTCCATCGATGTGACGCTCAGCCCGATGATCTGGTCGGTGGACGTCGTCGCGCCGGTCGTCGAGCCGATCGATATCAACTATGTGGTTCCCGGCCCGCAGGGGCCGCCTGGAGTGCAGGGACCGGTCGGGTCGCAGGGACCCCAGGGGATACAGGGCATACCCGGTCCGGTGGGCGCTACGGGGCCGCAGGGGATATCTGGGCCGCAGGGTCCGCAGGGCGCGCAAGGCATCCAGGGACCGGTCGGGCCTGCAGGTCCCACAGGGCCGCAGGGGGCGCCTGGCGCGGACACCGGCATCGGCGAGGCGCCCGTCGATGGCGCGCTCTACGGGCGCCAGGGAAGCACCACGTCCTGGCACGGAGTGCTGCCCATCGCGGGCGGCACGCTCACCGGGCGTCTCATGCTGCCGGCCGACCCGGTGAGTGCTATGGAGGCGGTCGACAAGCAGTACGTGGATCTGAACTTCGCCCCCATCACCGGTGGCGGCTACGTGCAGAAGATTGGCGATACGATGGCGGGGCCGCTTTTGCTGGGCGGCCACCAGCTTGGCGAGCTGCCACGCCCGGTGATGCCTGAGGACGCGGCGAACAAAGAATACGTCGATCTGATCAGTGCCGCGTCCTATCAGGGCGAGTGGTTGGTCGCGACGAACGTCCCTGACCTTGCGGCGGCAGTGGCTACCAACGCCAACGCCTACGAGTGGTATGCCAAGCTAGCCAACCCTGCGGTACCGGAGCAGGCGCCGGCGAACATCCCCGGTATCGGCGGCATGCTGATCCACGAAGGCGACCGGGTGATCTGGTCGACCGTAGAACAGCAATACGACATCTATTCCGGCGGCGTGCTGGATCGCAGCACGGCCGATACGCTCTATGTGTTCAAGGGCGGCGACACGATGACCGGGTCGTTGGCGCTGCCGAACGGCACCCTGGCAGCCCCGTCTTTGCGGTTCGGCGCGACGGATGGAACCGGGTTATCGCGCTCTGTCAACGCCCTGTCGGTCGCTGTGCAGGGAGTTATGTCGGCTTCGTTCTTCGCCAACAGCATGCAGAGCTACGGCCAGCTTTTCATGCTTAGCAACAAGATCGTGCAGCTGGCCGATGCGACCGGCCCGACCGACGCGCTGAACATGCGCACGGGTGACGCGCGCTACATGGCGGCAGGTGGTGCTACGGGCGTGACGAGTTTCAACACGCGCACGGGCGTAGTGGCGCTGACCAATGCCGACGTGGTCGCGGTGCTGCCGGCGTCCTCGACCCTGCCCTTGATGAACGGCCCCGCTGCGGTGGGCGTTGGCATGACATGGGCCCGCGCCGATCACGTGCATCCGGTCGATACCTCGCGCGTCGCGAAGGCCGGCGATACGATGACCGGCAATCTGAACATCAGCCCGCCCACCGGCTATGCGGCGCTCACTCTGAGCAAATCAGCAGGGACCGCGACGCAGGCGGCGCAGATCGGCGGCAACACCAACAACGTCGGGCGCTGGCTCATACAGCTAGGCACTGCAGAGGCCGAGGGCGGCGGTAATACCGGGTCGAACTTCGGTATTTACCGCTATGACGATGCTGGTGGCTATCTCGGCAATCCGTTCACCATCAACCGCGCGAGCGGCAATGTCGGCATCGCGCAGGCGCTGACAGTCGCCGGGAACACTCAATCGAACGGCACTGTCACAGCGGGTCCAGCTGGGACGGGAACAGTCGCGCTCTATGGGGGCGGTGCCTCCAACACAGGATATGTCGGGTTTTTCAATTCGGCCGGCACACGGCAGGGCTATCTCGGCTTTGCCAACGGCAACACCATGAACTTCGTGCTAGAGAGCGCGACGACCACGTTCGCGCTTACTGGTGCGTTCTCCGCGAGTGGTGCCATCTGGGCCAACGGCAACACCATCTACTTCGGCGGCAGCGGCAGCCAATTCATCTCCTGGGATGGCACCTATCTGGTTCATTCTGCGCCTAATCACTATTTTGCCGGGCCGGTCACCTGCTCCGGCAACCTTACGATAAACGGCTACTTCCGCAACAACCAAGCCTTCAACATCACAGTCGGCAATGCCAACAATCCGGGATGGGCGGCGTATAACACCGGCACCAACGCGTCCTGTATGGGATGGTGGGTCAACACGACAGGCGCCGCTTGGCAGTTCGGCGCTAGCGACGGAAACGGGGTTCCGTCGAGCGGTTACGGCTACCTCAGCAGCTCGGCGATCGGCTTCACCTCCGACACTGCGACGACTGCGGTCAATAGCGGCGCTTATTCGGCATGGTGGGGCACTTACAATAACTTCAACTTGCCGGGCCAAGGTTGGAAGCCCGGCGGCGGCGTGTGGGCCGATAGTTCGGATGCGCGCATCAAGGACGAATTGGGCGACTACAAGCAGGGACTGGAAGCGATCATAAAATTGCGTCCGGTGCGCTATCGCTTCAAGGACAACTGGCGGTATAGCCGCGCTCGCGGCACGGCTAACGACTATTTGGGCGAGCGCGCGGCGACCGAACAGACGCGCCGTCCGCACAAAGTCGCCGCCGAGATGGGCACGATCTATGTGGGCCTGGTCGCACAAGAGGTCGAAGCGGTCATGCCCGAGATGATCGGCCGCATCGAGGGCGAGATCGACGATCTGGAGGTGGACGACATCCGCACGATGGACACCACCGCGCTGCCCTTTGCCCTGGTGAACGCCATCAAAGAACTCACCGCGCGCGTCGTCGCAATCGAAGGATTGATCACATGACCGCAACCGTTATTAATAATCAAACACCGTTCGGTCAGATGACTAATCAGACGGTCAACCGGCTGATTTCGCTCAACGGCGCTATCGTGCGCTTGCAGGAGGCGGTGGCGACCGCATCGTCGGGATATGACGGCGTGCCGGGCACGCAGTTCGAGACGAACACCACCGGCACCATGATGGCGCCGCCGAATAACTTCGGGGTGCAGGGTGATCCGGCCAATCCCGGCGCCAAGGGCACCGACTACCAATACGCGATCGACAGCCTTGGCACGGCGTGGAAAGCGTTTTGGCCGACCATCGTGCCGTTTCTTGAACAGCTCGACAACGGCGGCATGGCAATGTGAAGGAGAGTACTTAGCATGAGCGGAACACAGCAGCAGGACATCTCGGCTCTGCCGGCGATGGTGACGATGACGGTTGCGCAGTGGAACCAGGTGCTGGAGGTGCTGGGCGCGCACCCCTGGCGCGAGGTGAATCCGCTGATCGTGAATGTTCACCGGCAGATCCAGGACGCGGTGAATGCAGGCTTGGGTCCGGGTCAGAGCCAGGGTCACAGCCATACGACTATGGAGCGGCAGACGTGAGCGACGTGACGCTGCCGCCACCGATCGAGTATCCGCGGCCGACCATGGGCGACACGCAGCCTTTCCTGGTGCCTGCAGGGCCTCTGCAGCAGGACCCCACGCCGAGTTCCGAGTGGATGCGGGCGCCGAACTGTCCGAACAACTCGACGGACTGCCGGATCACTGTGACGTTCCTGGCGGTGACCACGCCGGTCCCGCCGCCAGTGCACGACGGCACCGGTGTGCCGCAGCCGCCGCTGGTCGTGAAGGCGCTGCCGCACGGCGACTGTTCGGTCTGCAAGCTGTCGTGGGACATCACGCGGATGCCGCCGGGGGCAAGCGGCGGTCCGCCGGTGAACCACCCGCCGTTCGTGCCGCCCACTGTGCCGCCGACTACGCCCTGACGATGTGACATGAGCGCCAGCGCCAGCCTCGCCTTTACCTACAGCTCCGCGATCGAGGAGTTTGTCATCGGGCTCAGCCCGATCGAGCGGTCGCTCGCGCCAGCGGTAACGCCGCCAGCGCGCGTGTCGGTCGATGTCGAGCGGCTCTATGACAACATTCAGATCCTGCTGCCGGCGATCACCCTGCCGGTGATCGAGCTGGAGCTGTGGAACACGGTGCAGGAGTTCTGCATCCGCAGCACCTATCTGCGTTCCAAGGTCTACTGGTCGATGGGGGCGGGCGTCTCCTCGGTGGACTTCAATCCGTTCGACGCTGACATGGTGGTGGTCTGGGCGCTCTACGTGCAAGGGCTGACCCACTGGGAGATCAACCCGCCGGCGCAGCTGGTCGACTTCATGCCGCCCACCGCCGGGCGTTCCGGCTGGGCGTTGCTGGCGCTGCGACCGGTCCGCTTCGATCCGGTGAAGCTGGGCGAGATCCCCGAGCTGTTCACCACCTGGTACGAGACCATGTTGGACGGCACGCTGGGGCGTCTCTACGGCATGCCGTCGAAGCCGTGGACCTCGACGCAGCTTGCGACCTACCACGGCACCAGGTTCCGCCAGGGCATGAACCGGGCGCGCGACATTGCCGAGCGCCTGCACTCGCACCAGCAGTCGCCGCGGCGCGCCTATCCCTATTTCGCGCGTGGAAGGCGTAAACAGTAATGCTGCTCGATCGCATCGATAAAGAGCCGACCGATCGTAGCCGCGTCATCGTCGATATGTCGTGGTGGCTGGATCAGGGCGAGATAATCACCGGTATCATCTCGCAGGAAGTCATCCAGGGCATGGCCGGCTGGTCGGAGGCGCCCTACCCGCCGCGCGGGGATTTTCCGCCGCCCTACGATCCAACGCCGCTGGTGATGCTCAATCCGGCGCTGGACGCGACCAAGAAGCAGCTTGTCGTGTTCGTCGAGTTCGGCACCGCGGGCGTGGCTTACACGCTCAGGTTCGTCCTGCTTGGCACGTCGCAGCGCGAGATCACCGTCGAGGTCGGCGTGCAGGTTACCGGCGTGCCGCCGGAAGAACCCAAGCCGTTGCCCAACCCACCTTCGGAGGCGGCCGGCCAGCAGCCCGGCGATCTCTATCTGAACATCAAGGGCGGCACCATGCAGGGGCCCTTGTATCTGTTCGAGAGCCCGAAGTATCCGACCGAGGCCGTCACCAAGAACTACGTCGACAGCCTGACCTGGGCGGCCGGTCCGTTCATGCCCGAGGCGGGCGGCGCGTTCACCGGCCCGGTGGCGATGCAGGACACGCTCACCCTGCACCCGCTCGATCCGGTCAACCCGTTGGAAGCCACGCCCAAGCAGTACGTGGACGGCAAGGTCGCGTCGATGTCGACGGCGTATTTACCGTTGGTGGGCGGCACGCTGCTGGGGCCTTTGCTGCTCAACGCCAACCCGACACAGACATTCGAGGCGGTGACCAAGCAATACGTGGACGGCCTGGTCGGCGGCCCATTCGTGCTTCAGTCGGGCGGCACCATGACGGGGCTGTTGTTGCTCAGCGGCAACCCGGCGGCGCCCACGGGTGCCGCGACCAAGCAATACGTGGACGGCCTGGTGCGCACTGCGCAGCGTCGGCTGTTGCAGTGGAACGCCGGGAATGTCCTGGCGGACGGCACGGTGTATTTCGAATACAGCGCGCCCTATGCCGGCACGATCCAGGCGCTGGCGTATGCCACCGGGGCGGGTTCGTTCAATGTCAGCGTGCAGATCAACGGAGCGAACGTCACCGGATTGAACGCGGTTTTGGTGAACTCGGCCACACCGGCTACAGCCAACGCCACAGGCACCAACACGTTCGCAGCTGGCGCGAACATCACAGCGGTGCTCACGGGCACGGCCGGCGCGCCGACTGGCGTGATCCTGAGTCTTGCTTTACTACTGTCGTAACAGGAGAGTGTGCCGTGGTTTATCCGCAATGTCAGGTGATACCGGTGGTCCAGGCAGCGGCATATGCGGTCGGCGCTTCGATCGGTGGATTGCTGGCGTTTCAGAATGCTGCCCCGCGAGCGGCTGGATCCGCTATCGCGCAAAGCGCTACGGTGACATTCGCGTCGGGCGTGATCCCGACGATGGACCTGGTGCTGTTTGAGAGTGCGCCGAGCGGCGGGACGATTACAGATCGTGTGGCGGTTGCGATTGCTCCAGCTGATCTGCTTCGTGTGATCGGTGTGCTGCACCTCAACGATACGACGCTATTAGGCATTGCCGCACCGTCTGTGGTGCAAGCGACCACTGCGGTGATGCCGATGCGCCTGCCCTCCGGCATGACGGTATATGGAGTGCTGATAACCCGTACGGCGGTAACGCTGGGTAGCACGTCGGATGTAGTCGTGTCGCTCAACCTGCTGTGGACGTGACCAGGTGAATGCGATCGTTAAGCAACCGTGGTTGTTAGGTTCGGGCAAGCCTAAGAGCGCGCCGCCTTCGCTTGATATCTCGTTCGGTGGCCCAACGCTCGATCCGCGACTGACGTTCACGCGCGCTAGCACGGCGACGTATTTCGATGTAGCTGGTGTGATGCGGACCGCAGTAGCGAATGCGCCCCGCTTCGACTATGACCCAGTGACGCATGTCCTGCGCGGATTGCTGATCGAAGAACAGCGGACGAACGTGAGCTTTCCAAGCACTGGCTTT